CGTTAACCTACATAACTCTTATATAAAGCTTCTGAAAGTCCAAGATGCACAGTCTATGGAAGCGCTACAAAGGTTCCTAAACACACTATTCAGGGGACTGAATAATACCTACAAAGGAAAGATATGACTATACTAACTCAAATACAACAGATAGAGAACTACCGACTAGCTACTCTGAGAACTGCTCTAAGGCTAGAGATCCGAGGACTACGTATGACTAGTGGACGTACAAGTTATGCGATACTAAAAGACCTAGGCTATAAAGGTTCACGACAGAAAGTACTAGATGACGTTACCACTGACGTAGAGTCAATATTAGCCGGTACCTAATAGGAAGTTTCCGGTAAGAAGTTATTAATAGATAATATTAATAGATAGTTATTAACAAGGAACTATTAACAGGGAACTATAACCTGAGAATATAACCTGAGAATATAACCTGAGAATATAACCTGAGAGTATTATCTAGAGAGGGGTGGTAGTTACCTCTCTCTCCTAACATATCGAGATAAGGGGAAGATATTATGATAGAACTAAATAAGGGAAGTAACTACCAATACCTACTTGATAGAATAACTCTACTAGAATCTACTCTAGAAGATAGAGTTGATGATATAAGTAGGTTACGTAGACTTAACTCTATGTTATTAGCTGAGTTATCTATTTATAGATCTAATGAGGTAACAACAGAGTACCAAGTCTTAGCTGATCAAGGTAGGACTATTGAGTTGTTAAAACAATTAGGAAGGAAGCATATATGAATACAAGAGAATGGGAGCTATTGAAGCTTATGAAGGAAGAGTTACTAGACGATGATACCGAGTATTGTTGTTATTGTAATGAAGTAAAGAGTACCTTTCAATGTTGTGGAGAAAACCACTTCGAGAGATTCAGAGACATGTGTGATGAACAGCAACTTAGCATACTGGAGAATACATAATGGAAATGAATTACCCAAAACTAGCAGAGTATATCTCTGACTACATCAATGAAGAACTACAAAGGGCTTATATGCCAAATGTAGGTATCGATGCTCATATGATAATGGAAGCTATTGAAGCTTATGAAGGAGGTGCTGCTGACACTTGAACATAGACGGTACCTAATAGGAAGTTTCCAGTAAGTAACAATAAAAAAGAGAATATACTTATGATATATTCTCTTGTTGTTATTTTATTCTTCAGGTAGGTTTTTCTTAAGACCTTCTTGATCAATAATCTTCTGTAAGTCTTCATCAGACATATCAGATATTCTAGTAGTAGTGTTCTGTTCTATGCGCTGTAGCTTAGGTGCTTGGTATTCTGCTAACATACTAGCATAACGAGCTGCATCTTCAATGTTATCCTCTTGAAGGGCTTGCAGCATAGCCATTTTGATAACATCCAACGAGGACATTTCTGGTAAATCCTTCATGACCTGTGCAAAGTTCTTAGCAGAGAATTTGAAAGCTTCTCTTGCTTGAATATTTGCTAGTCGTGACTGAGTGCTTTTCTTTTGGTTAATCCTAGCTGTCTCTGAAGTTATGAGCTTCAGGTTAGCTAATGAATTAACGTTTCTTGATTTTCCACCTGACATATGGTTCCTTTTTAATAGGGTTTATTCTCTATTAGGTACCATCTAGCGAACTATTCGCAAATTAAACCTTCCACTGAAAGACACAAAATGACTGATTCAACAAACAACACCGGTTCTAACGTAATGATCAAAGAAGTAAAACTCTTTTGGGCTAAGTTAGACAAGCCAGTATCACCCTTCGGTACCGACCAATGGGAATTATCTATCCAGGCTCCTAAAAAGCGTGAGAAAGAGTTAGCTATGTTCGGTAAGATTAAAGCTGGTTTCGAACCCGGTACCGTAGCAATCCAACTGAAGAAGAAAGCTTTAAAGCGTGATGGCTCTGATGCTGCTAAGGTACGAGTTGTAGATAACGCAAAGAAAGATATCGACTCTAAGACTATCGGTAATGGCTCTGTAGGTAATGTGATTGTATTCCAACAAGAATACCAAATCAAATCTCCTAACGGTAAAGTAACTAAAGAAGGTACCTCTACAATGCTGACTGCTGTACAAGTAGTTGAGTTGATTAAGTACGAACCAAAGAACACTAACTTTGTAGACTTTGATGAGGAAATGCCTGAAGGTGTTGAAGCATCAACAGAAACAGACGAAGACGTAATGTTCTAAACTATCTCTTGAGAGACCTTAAATACAGGGTCTCTCTTGAGGTATTTTTTTCTCAGCTAAAGGTTAATCATGTCAATAGATATCAGCTTCCACAACGTAACTAACGTAGACTTCGGATCAGTTAGTGAAAATAATGTAAACTCACAGAGCAGAGAACTTGTAATAACACATGAAAACGGAGAACAAACAACCATCTCTCTGTTCGCTGTATATAACTCACCAGAAGCTTTAAAGGTAACTATATGACTAAATCAGAACATTTCGCCCTAGACCAATGGCTAAGCGATTACCCAAAAGATATGATGTATGAAAAGATCATAGAGCGATTAAATGCACCTAACGAATGGAAGTTAGAAGACATAATTGTAAGAGGACTTGTTGAAAACATTACAACAGAGCAAGTAGCTGAAATTATTAGAGATACTAAGGAAGCGTATGAAATGAGTATAGGATGACCACTGTTACAATCACTGAGGCTATAGGAGAAACCGTAACAGGTTGTTATTTTGTATCAGAAGAAACCCTAATATGGGTTAAAATCGAGTGCTTAGAAAGTAATTTCTTTTACGATCAAGCACCTAACGTTATGAACTTGCTAACTTACTTTAGCTAAGGAAAAATCATGAGTATTATGAGCGACCTACACCTAGCAATCCATCAGATGCACATACGAGGAGCAGCAACAGAGGCTATTGCAGAACACCTTGGTGTTACCGTTGATTGGGTCTTAGAAGCCTTATCTATGACAATGTTCGTTGATATGTCAGATGATACCAATGAATAAAAGGAGAACTATCTATCTGGCAGGAAGCATGGAGCATGTCTCTATAGAGGAAGCAAGTGGTTGGCGTAACATAGCTAAGTCTATGCTACAAGATCATTACGATATCCTTGACCCATGCCGTAGGTTACATAACTTTGAAACACGTTACATGAAACGTATCTTCGAGTTAGACTTAAGAGATATTCGTGAAGCGGATATACTATTAGTAAACCTCAATGACCCAAAACTAGCTAAACACGGTACAGCTATGGAAGTGTTCTACGCAGCACATACCTTAGGTAAGCCCGTTGTAGCATTCAAAGCAGAGAGTGATCATATCCACCCTTTCTTTGAGTCGTTAGTTACCGAGTGGCGATCTACTGTAGATAAAGCCTGTGAAACCTTGATTGAGGAATATCTGTGAAATTTTTCTTTGTATTGTTGACTCTGATATCATTCTATATGCTATTCACTATAATCTTCAGTAAAAAGAAACTACAACTTTAGGAACTAAAATGCCATACATAACAAAAGACCAACGAGCAGAATTAAGAATTGACTACCGAGATCGTATGCCTAACGATGCAGGTGAGCTTAATTATACCTTAACAATAGTCTGTCTAGACTATCTTTCAAATAAAGGAGAGCGATATGCTACAATGAATGATGTAGTCGGTGCCTTAGAGAGCTGTAAGCTTGAGATGTACCGTAGGTTAGTTTCCCCGTATGAAGATGAAAAGATTAAGGAAAATGGCGATGTCTACAGCTCAAAATGATTTCTATGACGAAATGGCCTCTAGTAAGTGGTTAAAATCTGCTAACTTATGGTACAATCAACCTATTATTGATGATGAAAAGGAAGAAGTAATGAGAGCTAATTTAAACTACCCTGATCTTGACCCTGAAGCAGAAGAAGCTATGATAGCTATTAATACAATCAATGCAATACAAGACCGACAGAGAGATGCTATCAACCCTGATCATTATAAAAGTGTAGCTGCTGGTAAACAGTATATCGAGTTAATGCAGGATCTACTTGAAGGGTATTCAGGTGTTGAAGCTCATCTATTAGGTCAAATCTATAAGTACTCTATGCGCTTAGGGAAGAAAGATTCTAAACAGCAAGACGCTACTAAAATCTCTTGGTATGCACAATGCCTAGCTAACTACTATCGTACTGGTAAAGTAGAAGCTGGTTGGAAATAACTAAGGAGTAAGTCATGAAGGTGTTTGTGTACTTCAACCTACACAAGCGCCTCTTTAGTGTTAAGTCACTAGAGGGCGCTAGTAAAGGTAAGGTTATAGGTTATAGCCATTCAATCGTATTAGGTCATACTCAGTTCAAAATATCTGAGGCTGGTCGTCAAAGAGTAATCCGTGAAAGAAAAAAGAACGTACATGCTGGTGTAACTGGAACACTAATCGATGTTGGTACAATAGGTGAAATGTTTAAAGGTGATATAATAACCTACAACCCTTATAAAAACAGCACCTTCGTAAAGAAGTTTACTAACAATCCAGTTTATAAAGGTAAACTAACTGCGTTAGAGGTCTTCGATAAAATCCCTCGTATAGTTAACATGGAGTATGAAGATGAAAATGGAACTTGAAGCTGGAATAAGCGCCAAATGTAACTTTGAATATGACCACGACCTAGGTACATGTAGTTTAGAAGAAGTTTATCTCGATGATAGTAATTTGAACATCGTATCTATTATTGACTGTAGACTAATAAATTATCTTGAAATGAGATATATAGAACATAACCAATTTGATTAAAACAAGGAGTAACAAATGAGCGGAAACCACAACATGAATCAATACAGACATAAGCCTTGGGTTGGATTAACCGAGGGGGAGATGGAACAGATTGTTGATAACAATACACATTATAGAGAAGGCTACCAACTATGGTGTAGCGGTAAAGGTGTTGCTGAGGGAGTTGAAGCTAGGTTGCGGGAGAAGAACACATGACCCGCGATGACATTATTCGCATGGCAAAAGAGGCAGAGCTTCACTGCCACATGAATATAGAAGAACACAGCTTGGTTATTGAGGACTTGGAGCATTTTGCCGCCCTTGTCGTGGACGACTACAACAACAAGCATTCACAGTTGTGGCAAGTGTGCATTGAAGAGGTGGTCAAAGAAGAGCGTGAGACATGTGCAAAGATGTGTGACGAAATCGTGGCCCGTTACAGGCACGAAGACGATGCTCCTGAGATGGTTGCCGCCAACTGGTGCGCCGACAGCGTACGCGCAAGACGCAGTGTTTAAGTTACTACTGGTAAAGGAGAAGGATTATGAGCGGCGGACATTTTAATTACACACAGTATCAATTAACTCAAATTGCTGACGACATTGAGCAACTAATTGTAGATAATGATAATGAAGAATGGAATGAGTGGGGGGATGTTACAGGTCATCACTATACAGCAGAAACTATTGCGGCATTTCAAACCGCAGTCGAGATGTTGAGGCAATCTTATATATATGTTAAACGGGTAGATTGGTTAGTGTCTGGGGATGATAGCGAAGAAGATTTTCATACACGCTTACGAAAAGAATTAAGGGAGAGGAACAAATGAACGAACGAATTAAAAGACTTGCTGATAAGATTTGGAGTTTAGACATAGAGCCTAACCCTCATTTTCAACTATGTTTACAAGCGTTTGCTGAATCAATTGTGCAGGAATGTGTTGGTATGAGTGAAGACCACGTTTCCGTCAAAGATATGTGTGAAGGTGCACCGCCGGAAACACACAAGGCTTGGGTTGGGCTGACGCAAATAGATGTTGATTCTTGGGATTTACCAGACCACCCAACTGTTTTTGAGTTTGCACAGTTTATTGAAACTAAAGTAAAGGAGAAGAATTATGGCTAAAGTAGTATTTTTACCTAGGGACGTAGAAAAGATTAAAGAGATAATTGAACTAAACAACATTGTATCTGACATAACCGTTGATTCTGATAGAAACTCAGGTATCGGGTCTATCATAACAATGAGTTGGGTGACAGTGTACAATGGTCTTTGTACTACGATGACTGTCAGTGTTACTGATGAAAGTGAGTGGTGAATTATGGACTTTAGATTAACAATATGTGGTGATGATGCAGATAAGATTACTGTTTCCAACTTACAGGAGACATTAGAAAACTTACAGCAGGAGTTATCTCGTAGAAAGCACAAAAAAGGGTACGCCATCTTTGAGTTAGACAAGGAAAAAGACATTGTAGAAATTAACAAACGAATAAACGCTACTAGTATTATGATTGATTATTTTGGAGGAGCTATAGATGAATGATGAAGGAACGGGCAACGTAACCCTATTACGTGATAACGAAGATGGCAGTGCTGTATACCAGTTTGACTTTCCACCAGAGGCACTAGCAGCCTTGACGCGGTTAGGAATCCTCACTGCTATTCAGGCGGGGATTGGTGAGGCTAAGAAACTAG